CCCCAGGTCTCGGGGTCGCCCGCATCGCTATACCAAAGCCTATCGCTGTTAGCATTCGTATTGCCCAACCAAACCCTGTTATCCCAATAGCCTACATGGGCAGCGGTAGTGAAGCGCGAGTCCACATCGAGGGCGCTGATATTACCCGAGCCCGTCCACTTGATAGGCCCATCAACGCCGTTGGTGAGGATCAGCTTGTCGAAAGACCGCACCCACTCGAACGTATTATCGTCACCCGCCGTGATAGTGACCGAGCCCGTCCTATCGGTCCAATCGGTGGAATGTTCGTAGAATTTGTCACCGGCGATGCCGAAGACCTTAGCCGCTCCCCCCGGTATCTGGAACTCACCCACCGCCGTCCAGGTAGGGCTACCCGATAGAGCCGACTCACTGCTGTAGCTGGCAGTACCCAGCCGCCGCTCTACCGCCGCCGCCGCATTAAGGCGCGTATTCTCCATCTTACGCAACCCGTCAAGCGTTATATCCTCGGGAGGTAGGTCGTAACGAACCCCCTGGTTCCAGGGGCCGTACTTGATTGTCTCAGCAGCTATAGCCATATAACGATCAGCTCGTAGTGACCAGCGTTGAGTCTACGACGATCCGGTAGGGAGGCGCCGAAGAGGGCGGGGCCGCAGGATACGTCCTATTGCCCTGCATACGCAAGTTCTGGCGAAGGGCCAGATTGACCACCCGGTCCATCTCGCGCAGCTCTCGAGCCGCCCCCTGCTCGTCGCCCTTCTCTTGCAAGTACAGCTTGGTAGCCCCGTAGACCAGCGCCCCCTCAAGGATCTGGGGGATGCCCAGCGCCAGGAGGGTGGTGGCATCGTTGCCACTGGCCCAGCTCGTCATAGCGATACGATACCTCACCCGGATAGTCTCGTTAGTCGTACCCGGTATCCTCCAGAGCTCTATGATGGGGTAGCCCGTAGTCGTATCGACGCCCCCAACGTACACGCTCTCGACGGTGCCGGTATCGCTGTAGTCCTCGCTGAGTTGGTCATACTCGTCCGGGCCGATAATAACCAGGGGATTCTCGTTGGTCTGGTCGTAGAAGCTATACCAGCTCCCTACGCCGCTCGAGATGGGCTTATACGTGCGAGTACCGGCGCTGGAGGTGAAAGCAGTCGTGGCCCCGCTGGTGCCGCCTGTAAGGGTCTCAGAGGCCGTGAACGACCCGGAGGGGCTATAGACGTATATCTCTTTAGGAGAGGCGCTATAGCCGTCTACGGTAGCCGTCTTACCGCTGGTACCCCCGGTGATGGTCTCACCCGCTACAAAAGTCCCTGAGCCCCCTGTAACCGTCAGGGTATCGGTAGTCAAAAACGTGGTGGTGCGGTCCAGCCACCACCAATCAACCAGCGCGGCTATCTCCGCCGCCGTCAGGTTGACGTAGTTCCTGGCCTGGTCCTTGAAATCGCTATTGGTCGTATCGAGGCCAACCCGATTAAGGACCATCGTAATCGCTTGCGCTAAGGTCATATCATATCCGCCCAGCTACCGTTCTCATACGCTTGCATCTTGTTAGTGGTCGAGTTGTATATCACCATGCCATTAGCCGCCGTCAGCGCGTTCCGCTCCGTAGTAGTCATATTAGCCACCCGGAGCGTCGAGCCTATAGCCAGGGTCTCTATATCGGCGGCGCCGACCAAGGCCGTCTGGCCGAAGAAGTTGGCAGCATTCTGCTGACCCTGGGTTGTCTCGTCCCGGCGAGGGACGGTATCCCCCTGCAAAAACGAATGGCCTAACCTCATAGAGCGATGCCTACATCTCCGGGCGTAAACTGGTCCGTAACTATGTCGAACTGAACCTTACCATTAAGGCGTTCGCCCTTCTTCCTCATATCCAAAAAATGCTTGTACTCTTCGGTCTTAATAGGCGCACCAGCAGCGTCTTTTTTGGCTAAGTCCAGGCTATCGGTCTTGCCTAAGCTGCTATCCTCTGCCACCCACTTAGTTATCCAGCTCGGCGGGTTCGGAATAAAATCAGGTCCATGCTCTACCTCGAGCCCTCCGTATACGCGCAGCGCCGGTTCGGCCTGGTAGTTGCGGGTATAGTCGCCGCTGGGAGGTACTGCTCCCGTAGGTAGGTTCATCGTAGTGCGTAGGTTGGGATCCTGGGACGCCGTATTGATAATCTCGCCTACCATCTCGCGGGTGATCACCTGGCGTAATATCTCCGGGTCTTGCAACGCCTCCACGATAGCCTCTTTAGCCACCGGGTCTAAGTCTTTCTTATTGTCGCTCTTCTTCGCAGAAGACCTCTTACGCGAAGGAGGCGGCTCTACGAGGGGCTTGAGCGTAGACGACTGCTCCTGCGCCGTTTCAATAGCTTTTACTGCTGCGGGATCAGGATCACCCTGTTCCGTTCCGATGGGTTGACCCATCGCGTCAAACTGCTGCTCTGACTTTGCCAACTTTTACCTCTCAAGAGTTATGAAGGGGGAACAGAGTTGCCTCCGCCCCCCCTCGTTGATCTACTCCAAACCGTACAGCCGCACCCCAACATGGCCACCATCATCAGGAGCAAAGAGCGCCTGACCGACCAGTGGCTCGGTCTCGGCGTCCTTGAGCTGGACCGCACCAGCTACGCCATCCGATAGCGTTAGGTTATCGCCTATCGCTATCGCTGTCCCCGCGTCTGCCAGTATCGTCGCTACACCCGTAGTCTGCACCCAGCCGTAATAGCTGGCTTGCATCGTCCGAGCAGTGACGCCGCTAATGATGTAATCTGTGCCAGCAGTCGCACCGTGGACGCTGTTATACAGGTTGCCAGTGATAGCAACATCGCTGGCCGTAGTCAGTGCAACCACAAGACCGTCATACAGAGAAAAGTCTACCGCATTAGAGGAAGCCGCCGTATTGCCACGGATTCTATACTGGTAGCCTTCGCCCGCATCATCGGTGATATGGAGATAACCGCCCGCATACTGGTCAGCAGTTGCGCTGCCCAGCGTACTGGCATCTGTAATAGTTACAGTAGTAGCCCCAATAGCCGCCGCCGTACATTTATCATCAATCTCGACCACTGCGGTAGCCGAAACATCCTGACTGACCAGGAGGCCGCGATTGGTGGCCGAAGCAAAGTAGGCATAGCGAAACCGGCGACCATCTGCCAGTTCGCGCAAAGCGCCCACGTTACCCTGCTGCGTTGAAGACTCCTCATAAATACCCTGGCTGACGCCATCAGAGGGAGCCTGTATTGTCGAAGAATTAATAATATCGACCATTGTTATATGTTCCTTTCTTCTCTCTTTGCCGAGTCAAGGGACGCATTGGCTTGCATCCCGAAAGGGTTAGATACCAGTGATCTGGGTAGCGACACCGCTACGCCGACGATTATTTGTTGTAAGCTGAACTCCTGCAACCATATACGCGAGCTGTGCCAACTGGCCATTGCTCTGGAGGCTGACGAAAGGAGTCTTTTTGAAATTGGCTTGCTTCATCACCCGCAATTTGAGCGCATCGGTATCAATGTGATAGCTGTGGATGGAAGCGCAGTCGTTATCGGCCACCAGCTCGGCGCCCATATAGCTCGGGAACTCCGGGCCGTTGATGCCGGTCACGTTCGACAAGCGAACCTCGCCATAACCCTGGGACGACAACGCGGTGCGATACGCCGCCGCTACCGAGTAGGTAGTGACAATAGCGTTGTTCTTACCGCCCTGCTTGCGACAATCGTCCATGATGGTATTCCATGCCAACATACCATCGAAGACGTTAGTCGTTCCCTGAGTTGTAAAAGTCTTCGCAGTCGTATACTTCTGGTTCTGCCAGAAGCTACTGGTCGAAGAGTTAATACCGCCGACAGTACCCGTACCAGCATCCGCGATAATATCCTGGTATCCCAACATGGTCTTACCCGTCTGGGCGCCCAGGAGATCCTCGTTGATAGCCTTCAAGAGACTGTTAAGGGCATTGCTACCCAACGCTTCGAGGAGGTCAAAGATCTGTTCCTCGCCGCTGTTTTCCCAGTTGGTCGTATCGTCCAAAACAATCGGCACCGCATAATAGCGCCGCTTGTAGAACGCACTCTCAAAGGGGTCTACCGGGGACTTGCTCAACGGATCGTAACCGTCAAACGCCTCGGCGGTGCCAGTCGAACTCTCCAGTATGACCTGGATCTCTTTGCCGCCACCATCTACCATCTGCATACCGCGCTTGCGGTGCATCGCCAGCGCCTTGTATGCCTCGAATATGTTGTCGATAACCTTGGGCTCTACCGTCCTACGGGTCGAACTCCATCGGCTATCCCAAACTTCTGAAGTTGTTTGGGCCATAACTGCTATTATCCTTCTTTAACCTTTTACCATTCCCTACATCGTTTCCCGTATCTCCGACAAAGCCTGAGCCCTCGAGATAACACCGCCCGACTCGGTTAACGAGGGCGAACCAGCCGCTCCC